TATCTTCGATACCCTTAAGGAAGGATCGAATAATATGCCAACCGGCTTCGATGTACTTATCGGTAGCGTTGACGATGACTTTGATGATTCCGTCAATAAGCTTTTCCATAAGGACAACAACTCTTGGGATCAACTTGATCAAGGTCTCAATGACCTTCTCAAGCAGTAGCCCCAAAGACTTAGCAATGATCGGCGCAGCTTTACCGATTGTGACAATAGAATCAATGATCCCGTTGACGATACCCTTAATGATGGCCACTACTGTCGCCGAAAGGAGCTTTGCTAGCTTAGGAATGGCGAAGATGGCCGTCTTGGATATATCAACCAAAAGACCAAGCGCCTTAACCACCAAATAGATAGCTCCGGCAATGAGGAACGCCCCAACACCAAGAAGGGTCAAAGCCACGCCCAAAGCAAGCATTTCTGGAATTACAGGAGTAAGAAGAACACCAGCGGCGGCGATCAAGGCGAGACCGACAGTAAGAGCCAATAGACCCTTAATAAGGTCTCCCCAACTCATGGATCCCAACATCTTGATCGTCTTACCAAGAATAAGCATTGCCCCAGCTACAATGATCACTGCACCGGCTCCAGGAAGCGCACCTTCCATGGTGTTAGCCGAAATAACCAGAATAGCCATAGCCGCCGCAATACCAATCAGGCCTCTGATTAGTTCTTCCCAACTCATCTTTCCGAGATTCTTAATGGCAATAGAAATCGCCAACAAACCTACAGACATTCCGAGTAGGGCGCTGCCCACCCCAAGCATGTTCTTTGAGTCCGGCATAAGCCTCATGGCAAGAACGATCCCACCAAGAGCGAGACCCATACCAAAGAGACCTCTGACCAGTTCTCCCCAACTCAATGTCGCCATAATCTTAATGGCCACAGAAAGAAGGATCATAGAAGTAGCGACAGAAAGAATAGCCTTTCGAACGCCCCTCAAGTTTCCGACTTTGGAAATGAGAAGGACGGCGCCAACGATGCCAGCAAGACCAACCGTAATGCCCAAAAGGCCCTTGGTCATGTCTTCCCAAGACATCGACGACATGATCTTAACGCCGCCCGCAAGCTTAATAAGACCGAATCCAATAAGAGTGACTCCAAGACCGGCGCTAATAAGACCCTTCGAGTTTGCAGACAACGGCTTAATGGCAACGGCCATAGCCCCAAGCAGAGCGACCATACCAGCAAGACCTTGAGCAAGCTTTGTGGGGTCGAGACTCGCCAATATTGCGGCGGCACCAGCCAAGATAAGAAGGGCTCCGCCAACAGCGGTCATACCAACAGCGGCGGAAGTAAGATTAACGGCGTCTTTAGGCCCGTTACCAAGCTTAGTCAGGGCGGCAAAGGAAGCAATGAGCTCGCCGAAACCAACGGCCATAGCCGTAAGGGCCTTTGCGAGCGACTCCGAATCAATCAACGACAAGATAACAACGGAAGCTGTCAGAACGCCGATTGCCTTAGCAATGGACATCAAAGCGTCGGCCTTGAGCTTGGTTTGAAGGGCGCCAAGAGTGTCAGTAAGGCCGCTGAACACTTCCTTGAGCTTATCAAACAAACCGCCCGTTAGGTCGATCTTGATGCCGTCCTTGAAGAACTTAGCTAGAAGGGCGACAATACCACCAAGAAGACCAACATTGATGACATCTAGAACGGTGTTGAAGTCGCCAGTCTGGATGCTCTTCGCGATTGCGTTCCAAAGTCCTGAGAAGAGATCCGAAATTGCACTGATCGCCTTTTGGAACCCAGACTTGAGCAGATCCCAAAGATGAGTTAGTCTTTCTACAATGGGCGACAAACCAGAAAGTCTATCTCCAATGGCGGAAACCCCATTGGATACGGCGTCAGTGCTCGTCTTTCCGACAATCTTGAAGAAGTCAACGAAAGCCGAGACTAGCCTCTTCACAAACTCAATCGGCTTAGACAGAGACAGACTTAGAGTGTCAAAGAAGTTGGTAATTCCCTTACCGTCTACCAGCTTTTCCTTCAATGCAACAAAAGCGTTGGCAACTAGGTGAAGTACTCCTCCGACGCCAGGGCCAAATATGTTCACGATTGTGTGGAATAGATTGTAGAAGAACTTAACGCCCGCCTTAAGAACTGCCCAACCAATGCTGAGTGTCGAGAAGAAGATTCTGAAAGCGTCTTTAATCCCTGCCAACAGAGTGGTAGAAGGCTGAAGACGACCGGCAAACCTGGCAAAAGCGTAAGTAATATCAAGAAGAGTCTTCGCCGTAGTCGGCGGAAAGATTTCCTTAAACGCCTCCTTGATCGGAGCAAGGATGGCCATAAGGTTGTGGAATGCTTCTTTCAGCGCATCGATAAAGATTGTGCGCCCACTCAGAAAAGCCCACCCGGCAAGGATGGTGTTTCGAGCATCATTAGTCTTAGAAACAAAGGCACCAATCGCGTTGTTCAGCCCCGTCCAAATAGTCTTGGCTTCCGTAAAGTTACCAAGTAGGATGCGGAATGAATCGGCCCAACCAGTTCCGACTGCTTCCTTGACGGTGCCGAGAAGCTGCGTAAAAGTCTTAACTTCAGTAGCAGCGCCCTTAGCAATCTGAGCCGTCTTCAAGATTTGAGCAGCTTGGTCCTGAGTAAAGCCCTTTGCCGTCAACATCTCCTGGGTAAGGTCTCCAGTGAACCCAGCAAGAGTCGTCGTCAAGACGTCAGCGGTAATCCAACCATCCTGAAGGCTGTCACGGAATGTGTTTCCGGCATCTTTCCACTGTTGGAAAGTCTGGTCAACAGGCACGTTAACAAGAGTCCCGAGAGCCTTCCCGGCATTGAACAAGGATTCCTGGAATACCTGACCGCCCATTCCGGCGTTGACGACCGAGTTCCAGTCCATCAACTTCACGCTTCCACTGGCGATTGCCTGGGAAAGCTGGTACATGGCCGTAGAGGCCTGGTCAGCACTAGACCCAGACAAAGCCGCTAGGTTTGCAATACCCTTGATGGACTCGACCGAAGTGTTTAGATCAACGCCCGCAGCCGTGAAGGTACCAATGTTTCTAGCCATCTCGGCAAAGTTATAGATGGTCTGGTCTGAATATGTATTCAGTTGGTCGAGAGCCCCAGTTACCTGGTCAAGAGTTGTGCCCGCACTAGCGGTGTTTGCCAAGATCGTTTGGATCGACTGAAGGTTGGTTTCGTACTCGTGGAAACCATCCATCGCCGGTTGGAAGGTGAACGCCTTAATCAGATTTGCACCGGCGGAAATAGCAGAAGAAGTAATCTGAGAAAGGACGGTAACCGCTACAGTACTCAGAGCAAGAAACTTCTTACTGATCCCTTCGATATTGACGCCCATTGGGCCAAAGTCGACCTTACTTGCGGCGTCACTAACGCCCTGAAGGCCCTTTGAGGCACCATCGAACTTGAGGGCGTCTTGAAGCTTCTTCAAACTCCCCAAACTTTGAGCCACGTTTCTTTCGAAAGCGGCATTATCGAACTCCATTTTAACTACTCGGTTATCGATGTTAGGCATTGTTCACCTCCCTCCAAACTTCGTCGACAATCTTGTCGAAGTAGTCTTTGAGTGCCGGGTTGACATAATCAACTCCTTGCACGTAGCCGCCCGTCCCTGTTCCGTGTCCGTACTGCAATATGATCGCAATAGGGACGCCGTCTTCAATGTGTGAATTATGAAAACTCAATACGTGCTTACTCGGAGTGTGTGTGACTTTGTAACTCCACGAGTTAGCGGTCTCTCCGCTTTCTTTTGGTGTGGCGTTCTTTAGGAGACGTACTCCTTCTTTTCCACGACGGTCAAGAACTTGGTACATCTTACCCTGCTGTAGAGCGGCCAAGAACTTACTCGTGGCAGAAAATGATCCTGACGCTTTAACGCTGATCATGTTCTACCTTTCGGCTGTTAAGACGCTCGAATAATCACGTACTTTGCTCCGAAAGCCGGCATGTTATTGTGAGGCTGGGTAACGCCCGCAGTACCACCCTTATTGTTGATGGTGATTCCTGTCGTGTGGTTAACAGCTCCGCCAGCAAACGTATCGCTGCCCCCAAGAACATAAAACGTATAAGGGCCTCCAGCAAGAGGAAGAGGTTGATCTGGAATGTTATGAGAGTGCCCAGGGTCAGTAATTGTGTGATTGTGAACCGGCATTTCGGGTTGGGACAACGTATGAGTATTAGACCCGCCATAAGTACCGACAGAATAAGACCCACCGGCCCCAATAATAAACTTGTTAATCGAGTTTGGAATCCTAAAATGATCGCTGTCTTCTCCTCCGGTATTCCAACTCGTGAGGAGAGCGTCATACAAATCGGGATAATCTGCCCTGAGAAGCAGTCGGCCGTCTTCGTGCATCCAATTAGGCGGAATTGAAGCCAGTGTGCCTGGCCAGGTCGTTTCTGAACCAATTGGAAACAGAGTGTTCAAGAGAGCATCTGTCCCAGCCTCTCCAGGAGGCCCAATAACAGGACCGGCATCAATCTCGTCTCCACCTCGAGTTGTTAGAATGAGGTTATCCAACACAACTGCGCCACTAATGATGCAGGTATCGGCAATTTCATCCATGTGTGCTGCTGTGTATCCAGTTACGGAAGCCATAGGTCACCCTCAGTCTTGTCGGTGCTTTCGATAGTGTAAGTATCCGCATCCAAATATGCAGCGGTATCTGTATTAAGCTCAAAGGTGTTAGCGTCGAGCATTACCAGAACGCCGTCGACAGTAGTTCTGGCCGTCCATGTTCCATCACCATTATCGGTGACAATCAGTCGTTGCCAACTTCGGATATAGGACCCAAGTGCTCGAAGGGAAGGAAGATGCGGATCGTTGTCTTCACTTCCATAAAGAACGCCCTCTAGGTCTTCCAAAAGAAAGGGGTCGATATACCGGCTGTCAATAATGACATGACAGGTCGGCCTAAAACCCTCGATTTCTTCTGGAACTCCAGTAATTGTCCACTCAAACTCAGAAGGCTCGAAATCATCAGAGATGGTCTCGTAGGACTTTGTTGTGGGGACGGCGGTCAAGTTATAGACGAGATGAATCTTGTATCCCGCTTCCAACCCGTTGACCGCATCTCCAATCTGAGTTCGATACGACAACCCAAAACTATTTGGTTCTTGCTGTGTGACGTAAAACCCGGGCTGATCCTCAAAAACTCCCTCGAAGTAAAGGAATTCATCTGGGTATGTAAAGGCCCTAAGGGTTGCGACGTAATCGCCAATCGTTACTACATCGTTGAATTTGACACCGTCGAAGTAATCAGATTCGGTAGAATTAAACCCCGTTTCTTCAACGGCCGTCATGCCGTTCCACGGAATCCCATAACCATCTTCCTTGTACAAGACGCCATGAGAAACGCCGCCCTCGTAGGAGCGACTTCCAATTTCGTCCCAAACGATTGCGGACACATTTCCTCCATCAACCTCTTGTGCCGTACTTAGCCTTTCGAGCTTCGTTCAGCTCTCTGTTTCTACGAGCTTGCTCGTGAGCGCTAACCTTTGTCGGCGGGGAGTTCTTAATGTTGCAAATTCTGATCAGAGCAAACAACCTATTCAAATGCCACTTTTCACACTCAAAAGGAATTGAGAATGTGGCCATCCAATAGTAAATCAACTCTGAGGTGATTGTTTCACCTCGGCCTTTTCGTTCAGGCATTGAGCCGAAAGTTGTCGCCGATTGCGGGGATTCAATGTACTCGTTGATTTGTCTTACGTGATCCCCATTTAGATTATCCAGAAAATCCCCCGGGGCTTTTTCGTCTACAAGCATCATGAGAATGTAGTCAAAAACCTCATCGTTGGTTTTTTCTTCATCGCTCAAAAAAGGTTTACAGTACTTGGACTCCCATTTTGACATTGACAGCAAAGAATGCTCAAGCTCGATTACTGCATTAGTTGAAACAACAAACTCTTCTGTCGTTTCGTCGTAGTACTCTTCGATTAGTGATAGCTTGAGCATTCTTACCGTCCTTGTCAGGCGAAGATGGCGATAACGTCGTCCGGCATAGGGAGATTGGCCGTAATGATCGTGGTGCCGTAAAGCTGGTCGAGAAGATCGCTCAAAGCCCCGGGGTCGACAACAGTCGAATCAATCGTCAAGATCGAAGTCGGCTTGTAGCCGGTCACGGGAACCGGAGTGGTCGAGATCGTCCAGCTGAAGTTAATCGCTTCGGGGGAGTCGTTCACACT